TGTTGTTTGGGAATACACATTTTTAGGGAGAGATAGAAATGGAAGACGTAAGAATGGAAGACTTAAGACTTGACCGGCTTAAGGAGGCGGTTGAAGAGGCGAAAGAAAAATATTATCAATCGCTTCAAGACATCCCCCGATCAAAGGATGACCCTGAGTACGAGTGGCATCTAAACCGATCATATGCATACCAGCACAAGATGGAAGGGATGCAACGGGCGCTACTCATTTTGATCGGGAAGGCCGCGTAAGCGGCCCCACACAGGGAGAGTGAAATGGCAAAGCAACAAACCATTTATGAGATACACCAACGCAAAGCCGAGGCACTAAGCACTGAGACCCTCAGGCACGACGTGGCCTACTACGAGCGCAAGCTGGAGGAAGCTGGCCGTCAGGCTGACGCCTACATCGCGCAGAACTCGCCGAAGCTAGACCTGAGAATCGACAGCCTGCTGGCCGACTGTCGGGTGTACGCCGACATCATCCGCGCATCAAGCGAAGAACTGGGACTGAGAGGAGAGTGAGCATGAAACGCAAGGAGGCAGAAATGGCAAAGTACAACAAAGAGGCTGTGAACAAAGAGATCAAGCGAGACCCGCGAATCAAGGGTAAGGAAGCCAGGGCGATTCATCGCCTGCTGAAAGGGAGAGCGAAATAATGTTTGAAGTAATTGTTGGATTGGCACTGTTGCCCGCGGCAATCGTAGTTGGTTTTTATCTGCTGGCTATTGGGCTGGGTGCCGTGTGGCTTTTAGGCGGCTGGCTCCTGGCGGCGTTTGGGATTCTTTTAATGGTTGGCGGCACCCCTGGCCCTGCTGGATTTATTTTGTTGGTCCTGGGCGTGATGTGGGGCTGTTGGGCCGCAAAGGGAGCTATGCAATGACAGAGATCAATAAAGCGGCCCAGGCACTGTCCCTGTCGCGACCGGTTAAGGAATTGACGTGTAAGCAATGTGGCGAGACGTTTGAAGCCAGGGACGCCAGGGCCAAATTCTGCGGCAATCGCTGTCGCCAGGCCGATTTTCGGGGTAGCAAAAAAGCCAACAAATAACACTTGCATAACAGTATCGGTATTGTTATAGTGTCTTTGTTGTTTGGGATAACTACTAAGGAAATCGATATGGACATTGAAAACCAAATTAAAGAAGCCTTTGCACAGCATGACGCGGACGCTATTGCTGACGTGCCTAACGCGATTCGTGAGGCTCGCCAGATATACCGCAACATGAAAGCGGATTACTTTGACATCCCCTATGCGGAGCAAGGCAAGCGCCAAGATCAAATGCGCGCGATTCGTGAGGTATTCAATAATCGTTTCATTGAAGACTTTAATTGGGGTGAGGCTGAGCACATTGAGCGCCAGATCAAAGCCCTTAAAAAGATGCACGAGGCTCGCAACGAGCGCATCGTCGCCAAGTTTAAAAAGGCCAACATTCAAAACATCGACGCCGCCAATTTCCGACCGGTTTACGGTGAAGCCTTCCAGGGAATGTGGGTCATTGACGGTCACAGAGTCAAAATCGAAATCATCTTGGCTGGTGGCTACAACATTCAACGCCTGCATCAACGGGTGCTGGTCAACGTCAAAATGGCCGCATAACGCGGCCTTTTAAACGGGCGGGACACATTTCGGTGCCGCCCTTACAGGGAGAGTAAAAATGGAAAAGCAAAAACAGCCAAGGAGGGTTGACATGAAACTGAAACTAATCACCGCTGTGGCCGCAATAGTGGCCTGCTTGGGGGCTTGGGGCTACCCACCAGCCTCAGATGGCTGGAAAAAGCTGGAGTTCAACTGCTACGGGCCATCTGGGTCAATGTATGTGGATTCGCGTTTCTATTCTCATCCAAATGATTACGAAACCTATGACCACTACAAAACCAATCAAGATGGTGAGACTGATAAACATCCCTCATATCGATATATCAGTGGGCCACACACCCTCACTCAGATTTTTTATCGGTTGAGCCCCGCGAGGCACAAAGCCAATAGCGCGAGTCTTTACGAGATAGACAGATCAACTGGCGTCCAGACATTCAGCTTAATCGGCCAGCGAGGCAACGTGATTAGTAAAGTGACGTACGAATGCGAGTTGAGGCCTGAGAACAAGTTTTAGCCCAGTGGCAAGCGACGATGGATTACCATATAGCCAATTCAAGCTCTGAAGACAGTTAAGGTATAAGGTCAACCAGACCCATGATTCTGGTCATGGCGTTAGGGTCTTCAGTGCGCCGGTTGACCGTCTCCAAATAGTTAACGAGCCCTTCAGGAAACAGCAAGCTGGCCGGACTGCCCTCTAGACGCCGCTCAAGCCCCCTAGCGGCCATTGTGAGATCCATTAACCCCTCACTCCTGGGTGCGCTGATAAAGCCGCTGTCCTTGATCATAGGCGCCGCTAGGCCAGCATCAGCATCCTCTGACTGCCCAGCGGACAACAGGCCAGCGGCAACAGGTAGGGCGGCACTGCCCATGATGTTGGGTCCGGTGTACTGGGGATCGTATGCGGCGTTCACTGAGCGGATGCGAGACGGGTCGTATACCACGTCAACATCCACAGGGTCGTAGTTTCTCGCGTCAGGAGCCGGACTTGCGCTAGTAGATGGGCTGTAGTCAAGCCCAAGCTCGCGCATTATCTCCTCATCAGATGGGCCGCTGTTACTTGATGCGGGCCGCCGTGGTATTTCGTTATCTGCTTTGTCGTGAATATTGCGAATGGTCAAGGAGTCGCGGCCTGCTTCTCTGGCCTCGTGAGCTAAATCATCCGTTCTCACTAAGCGACCATCTTCAGTTGGTATGCTGTTAAAGTTTCTGCCTCGCCCGTCCACTACGGCGTTGTCACCAAGATTAAGACGAACCTCTAATAAATTGTCACCATACTCAGCGGCGTCCTGCTTGCTGGTGGTGAACATCTGATAGTAACCAGCCTTGTCTGGGTCATACTCTCCGTTTATACCCCTGTATACGACATTCCCATGCCCCTGATCCTGCACCCTCTTGGCAACACTCTCAGCGTCCATAGGAAGCTCGCCCGTGGCAATGCGCTTCGCCACAGACTCGGGGAAGCCGCCCATACGAACAAGCTCCTGAGTAGCGCCGTCTACGTCATTGCCAAATTTCTTTAGGATTACATCGACTAAAGAAGTGGCGCCCTTGCCCGTTGCTGTGAGTATGCCCATTAGATTCTAAACTTCTCCCAATGGCCGCTGTTTAATTCAATTTGGATAACATCATCAAATGCGGGGTCATCCTGGCGAACGCCCCACTTCAGGGACCATTGTTGCTCCAGCCAGGGCGGATACGCATATTGAGGTTCACATACCTCATCGTTAACAAAATTCAGTAGCTTGCCGCCAGTAGCCTCTCGCTTATGGCGCATGTAAGTGGCGTCGGCTAACGCCTTGTTGGGATCAAAAGCCTCAAAATGGACTAGCTTGCCATCCTCAACCTTAAAACTTTCACCGATTTTCATCCCGTCCCCCCTAAAGGTTTAAAAAAAGGGGGCATTTCTGCCCCCAGGAGCGAACCTAAATTAAGCCTTGGTGTACGTAGCCATGTGGCCCGATGCGGCCTCATTCTCAGAGATCAACGTGTGCTCTCCGACAACGTGACCGTGCATTGAGTCACCGGTTTTGGCCAGCTTCTCTTGCTTCCAGCCGCGCAATGTTGCGACCTTCCACTTAGCACTCTCCAGGACATACACAGATCCAGCAGGCATAAAGCGGTCAGGCACAAACGTCAGCAAGCCCCAGGGGGTTTGATAACGAACCATTGAATTGACCACTTTCTCTTCAGTTGCCTGAATATTGCCGCGCTGGTTGTTGTTGCCCTCAAGGGCCGCAACAGCCGCAGACATCAAATCAGCCCGCAGATATACGCGGTCTGGCTCTCCGCCTTCGGTCCACAGCGTCTCCAGAAGCTCATCAAAATCATCCTGGTTAAACTCCGCACCAGTACCAGCAACAAATCCACCAGAGCCGTCGCCAGCAGTTGGGAAAGTTGCATCACCAGCCGTATTGGTGGTGATCCAGCCGCCTACACCACACATAACGCGAGGTGAAGCACCAGAACCAGCGTCACGGCCCTGAGTACCCAAAAGAGCCACTTCAAGATCACGCTTCAGCTCTTTGCCCTTTTGCAAAGCCTGGTAAGCATACTCTTTGTCCCTTCCGGCAGTGTCTACACTTTGGACGGTTGAGCTTACGCGGAAACCGCGCTTGCCAATCTGGGTGTAGTTTCCAACGCGCTCAGTTTTGTTGAACTCAGCACCGGAATCAGCACCTTCGATGTGGGCGTTAAGCTCAGCATCTTGGAGCGTGGTGGTCTGCCACTCTGTGTAAGTGTTTTTAGCAGATTGCTTGCCACACTTAGTGTAGAAAGGCGTCTCTGTGGGCGAGATATCTGAGATGATATCGCTCAGTTGCTCACGGATACCGGTGACGAAATTCTCATTAGGGTATCCAGGACGGTTTAGGTCACTTCCGTAAGTGGAAGCGGTAATTACTGGGGCCAGTTTATCTGACCCATTAATTGCTTTATTAGACATTACTGTCTCCTTAATAAACTATTAACAAAATCACTCTAAGAGCAGGCCAATCGCATCCTCAATATCTCCGGTTTGCTTCAGCCTGTCTCTTTGCTTTTGCCGTTGTGCTGATTCGGCATTAACTTTTCGCTTAGTCGATCTCACCTGTTTGGCTTTCACCTTCTGCTCAACCTGTTTTTTGCCCGCGTCGCTGTTTAATTGGCGGTACGCGATAGCATCCATCAGAACGCGCATGTGGCGATGATCAAGCACGCCGTTAATTTCCTCTGGGCTGAAACCGTAGTTTTCAGATGCCTGGGTAACTAACCGCTCCTTGACCTCTGGGCCTTTCTGCTCATCAAATAACTCAGGGTGAAAGCCTTTCAGCATCTCCACTTCCTGGGCTAAATAAGCATGTCGAGCCTGCTCATGGGTTTGCTGGTTGGCCTGGGCTTGCGCCTGCATGTACCCAACCTTCTCCTGGAACGCCTGCTGATCCTTCTGGTATTGAAGTTGTAATTCCATATATGCCATTGGATCAGTGTTAAACAGCTCTTCACTAGGTGCCTGGGGCGGATGTGCGAAGGTTCCGTCAGATAACATCTGGAGTGCCGTCTGCACTTGCGCCCTTTCTTGACTTAGCGCCGCAAAAACTTGCTCCGTCTCCTTGCGAGATTCAGCAACCTTTTGCATTTGAGTGTTGATATAACTTTGTCCCGAATAGCCTCGTTTTAATTCTTCCAGGTTTACCGTATGTTCTTGCCCGTCGATCTTAACGGTGAACATTTCGGGCTCTTCCGAATCATTAGGAGTGCTTTCGTTAACAGTCTCTTCAACCTCTTCATACTCAGCATCCTCCGCTTCCGTTTCAGGCGTGGCGGGTTCTGCTGTTTCTTCTTCATCTATCTCCAGCTCCTGCTGGGGCTCTGGAGCAGTCTCTGGCTCAAACATACGTTCAATCAGAGATTCTTCCGTTGCCTGTCCCAAATCATCTGTCGCGGGTGATCGCTCATCGCCGGTACCAACAAATTCATCTGACATTTCTACTGCTCCCTATCTGCTTGGATGCGCTCATTTCCTTCGATGGAATCAAAAGCGCGCTCCAAAAGACCCACGGCCCTTATGGATTCGTGGGCTTCAAGAATCTTCTCCGGTGTGGAGCTTGGATTCTCAAAGATGGTGATGGCGTCCGACCTAATTTCGGTCAACACCGTTTGCAATGTTTCGTCCTGGCGTAGCCGTCGGACGCCACTTGCGAGATCTTCTACCCTCATCGATTATTGTCCCGTCACTTGTCGAGGCGCGTTAATCTTTGCGTATAACGCCGCTTCATCTAGGGCGTTTTTATTGGCCAATTTGGCTTGCTCAATCGCTATCTTAGCGTCCAATTCGTCCCTCTTGAGATCACGGTCCATTGCATCCTGGCCAAACTGCGCCTGGAGCTTGCTCATTTCCATTTGACCCTTCTGCTGTAGCTCCGCTTGCTTAACCTGCATCTGCGTTTGCGATTTTATTTTCTCAGCCTCTACCAGACCCTGGGTGGGATCACCTTGGCCCTGTTGCGCCTGTTGCGCCTGTTGGGCCATCTGTATTAGTTGCTGTTCTTTCTGATCATCTATTGGCTGAAAATACCTATCGGCATTTTGAATTCCTGACATTCTGAGTAAATCGGTCATCGTATTGATAATTTCTTTCGGGCCAACAATCCCATTCCCTAAACCGAACTGACCTACGATTTTCTCTTGAGCTTGCATTGCTTGAGCAAGAGCCTGCATTTTCTGCATTTCGTTGCCTGTACCCAGGCCGACATTCACTTGCACGTCCATGTCCACGTCCCAATTTGCAACGTCAATGGGGGTGTACTGATCTCCTGACACCTTCATCATCATATCGTCGCTGGCGTTTTCGATGACCAGCTTCAGGATGCGCTTAAACATTTGAGTAACGCCACCTTCGGCCAGGTTTCTGCTCATTAGCTCCATCGTGGCATTATTCGCGCTTACCATAGCGTTGGCGGCGGTAGCGGTTTGGTTGCCGCCCAAAGCATCTGGGCTTAGCCCATTGCTGGCCGCGTTTACGCCCGTCTTTTTGTCACTATTACGATCAAGGTAGTTAAGAGCCTCCAGAGTCTGCCCCGCGACAAACGGAACGACCAGGGGCGCAACAGACCCCAATTGCTTGGATCTAACAATGCCGCCGATCTCGTTATTCAATAGATCGTCAATGTTTACGGCGCCATCAAGTATTTCCAGGCGCGGGTTGTTGACCAGGGCGGTGTTATCCAGAATGCCCCGCAGAATGACCGTAGAGCTGTCCTGCTCCGCAAAAAGAACGTCGGCAATAGACTGCCCAAAGAATGCGTGAGGAATTGGGTCCGCGCAGAATGAAACGAATGGCACGTCATCCCAGGGCTCGTGACTCAACATGCGGTACTTACTGCCGCCCATCAGGAACTTGTAAGGCTGGGGAATGCCCGTACCCTCTACATCAACCTTCATATAGCATTCTGTGACCATGACCGGCCTCGTAGACGGGTCTACACCATCCCGATCATCATCGTAATGCTTACGCTCGTAATCCTCGTTATCGGCTTGGCCATCCAGGCCATCAAGCCCTTCTAATTCAGACCACTTGAAACCCATTTCGATCAAATCGCCAATGCTTTTCTCTGTGCGCTGACCGGTGATATAGGCGTCTTCAATACAGCTTGCGGACGCATCAACAAAGAATTGCTCTGGGGGGATAGACTCCAGCTTGATCTCGCCGGTTTGGATAGTCTTCACGACCTTCAAATCATGCGAACTAACGACCATTTCACCCATCTGAGCCTGCTGGGTTACGTGCTCTAACACCTCAAACTCTGGATTGCTCGCAATCATTGCCAGCTCTTCATCCGTCAGATTGGCGTATTCGACAATCTCCTGCTTTTCATCAGGATCAAAATAAATCTTGGCAATGCCGTTTTTCGCAATTAGCGAATCGTGAAAAACATCCTGGAGTAGCTTATAGCCACCCTGTTTATTAAATACGATCTGACAGTATTCAGAGGCGTTTTCAGCCGCCTGGGCTTGCTGGGAATTTGTGCCTTTAAACTCTACCGGCTTGTCAGACTGAAGAAATACCCGCATCAGGCTGGGCTTTATCTGCCGGATGGTGTCTCTGATCTTTGTAGAGACAATCTTTGACCGGCCCCGCTCATGGCCAATATCACATTTTCCCTCGTAATAACGCATGGCCCTTTCGCGCTGGGGGGAGATACTTGATTCAACGTATTCAACAGCCTCTTCGATAGCTGTCCTGACAACGTTGCGGATCTCTGTATCCGATAGCGGCTTTGGCTTATTCATATGACAGCAATCCTTCTATATCGAGGGCTTTTTTGACCTTCTGCTCATTCAGTAATTGAGCCGCCTTTTTCTGATCCGTGTCACCAATGCCCCTCGCGATCCTACCCGCAACCCCTGGAGCACGGCCCAGCACATCCATAATCGCCTTAATTTGAGTATTTCCAGACTGAGAAACGTTTGCCGCATTACCATACGGGAGCGTGTTAACCGTTTCTCCAACCTCGGCAATGTCACGCAATTGTTGCGCCTTCTGCGGCCCGTACAGGGCTTCTAGCTTTCCAGACCGGTCAAGCTTGTTTAGCTCCCGCCTAAACGCCGCGGCATTAAATTGAACATCTTTGCCAGGGGCTTTACCGTTTGTTGAGGCTTCAACCAAGTCCATCATTACCCGCTGGCCCAGGGTGTGAATCATATTCACGCCTTCGGGAACCTTTGCGATCATTCGCACCATGCGCTTAACGTCTTCAATGGGGGCGTTTTTAATCTTGGTGTAAACCTTATCATTCGCAGTTATTGGCGAATCTGTGCGACCTTTTTTGCCCGTTAATTGCGTTACCAGAGCATTGCCATCAGTCTCGGTTTTATTCCTGGCGTATGCCGCCCTGGCGCGTTTGTATGCCGCGGCGGCGGCAGGGGCGTTATCCAAGGTCTTATCAACGGCCTTTTTCATTATCTTGGCCATTTCTTTGTGATTTGGGTTTGTTATATCGTTGAGGGTTCTGTTGATGTTCTGCCGAAAATCTTCAATGTTGGTGATACTTGTCCGGCGGTTGCCGGCCATACCAAACTCATCGGCAAGCTTCATCAGCTTGCCGAACTCCCCTGGCTGGTGAATATGAAACTTTCTATTTTCTAATTGAGCAAAAGCATCATCCAGATCGACAGACAATTCCACGTCCATCGCATCGCCTTCTCTCGCAAGCTTATAAAGTTCATCGGTCTTTTTCTTATTGGCCTTTTCCCGCGCCGCCAGGAATCCTTTAACGCCTCGCCCTAAATCTTCGTCAGCATTAAGATGCGTCCAATTGGCGCGCGGTGATTCCTGTTTTGCTAGGTTTTCATGCAAATCCATCTGTTGCTGGGCTTGATGCTGTGCCAGGGCGCGCCCCGATTCAGGATCCTGTTTCGGTAAATTGTATTCATCAGTCATTTGCGCCGCGTTACGTGTCGCCTGACCCTGGGTTAGCGCGATAGGCGTTGGTAGGTTTTGCGCTGTCGCAACGTTCTGCCTGGCTCTCTCAACCTGGGCGGCACCGGCTGATAAATCGCCAGCATTAGTTTCTGCCTCAATTTCAGATAAAAGCGTAGGCGAAATTTTGTCTTTGCGTTCCTGATCTGCCTTTCGCACTTTTCTTGCTTGATTTGCGGCCTTAGCCCCTTTTAAGGCAACATTTCCAGCGCCCCCTGTTACCACTCCAGTTGCTATGTCTGGACCCATAGACGCCAAAATGCCAGCGGCGGGCGCCGCAATGCCAACGGGTGTTTCCTCTAAGTAATCGTTAGTGTTCTGGCCCCAGGCTTCGCCAGTTTCCTCCAGCCAGTTGAAAAACGGCTGATCAAACACCTCGCCGACCTTACCAACCATCTGCCGGCCCGCTTCGCTTTTAGGCTGTACCGTTAGCTCGCCGGCTACCCTATCCTGGTTTGCCCTGGCTGTTTCATAATCCTCACCAGTAAAGGCGCCATAAAGCCCTCTGGCGGCGCCGGCAATTCCACCCACAACGCTGGAACCAATGGTGTCCATCGTTTCCTGAAATGGCCGTGAAGGCGGTGCATTGGGGTCAGCGGGCTTTGTACTTTCTAACGGCTTCCACTCGCCGCCAACAAGGCCAAATTGCTCGCCCGTTTCCTGGTTGGTCGCGGTTTGTAACGGCACCCATTGCCCGCCTTCAAGAACAAATCGCTCGCCCGTTTCCTGATTTGTGGCAGTCTGCATTATGGTTGACCGTCTAGCGTGGTGCCTGGGGGCGGCGGGGGCGTATTACCCTGATTGCGCCAGGGCATGTCCTGCGGCTGGTAAAACGTGCTGTTGTAAACGTCTGAATACCTACCGCTTTCAAGCGCCGCGTTATAGTCTTCAATTGACCGCTCTTTGTCCCTGATAAGGCGCTTCAGCAAGGTCGCATACGCTTGCGGCGTCATGCTCTCCAGGCCACCAAACGCCTCCAGCAAGCGGTTATATTCGGCAGGGGTGTCCATGCCGCGAGCACCCAGGCCAGATTGCGCAAACCATTCCATAACACGCCTAGCGGAACCGGCTTTTAATAACTGATCTGCCGTTGCGCCTTTAATGTCGGTGTTATATTCCTCCCCCAATTCAGCCTGCAAAGCGTTATACATTTTCTCAATCGGAGCAAAAATTCCTTCCGCCCTGGTTGGGTCCATTGCAATCTCCAGCTCTTCCTGCAACAGAGGAATTTGCTGAGAGGATTTTTTTGCAAATGTGGCTAATTGATCGATATTCGCTGAGTCAGCAGTGGCAACGTCAGTCGCTGATTTTGAGCTGTAAGTGCCTGCCAGCGCCTGCTCTGGAGTAATGGCCCAGTAAGTTGAGCCATCGGGCCTGTGAACTCTAACGCTCCCATCTGTTCCAACAACGTGTTTTTCACCACGCTTTAACCCCAGGAATTCTTTTTGGCCGTCATCATCAAGACTATTGAAGTATTCGTAATTACGAATGTCAGCAGTGTCATCCGCGCCGGTTGACTTCCGGAATCTGGATTCCATAGCAAGCTTCATATAATCGCCGCGCTGTCCAGGCGGCACTTTTGTCATCACCTTAAATAACTCTGGGTTGTTCTTTGCCAGATATTGCATGGTTTTGTTTTCTTCCTGCTTTTCCATGCCTGTTTTCATAAGCATGTTGTTCATCTGCCGCATACCGCTGTTACCGCGTAAGGTCATATTTCCAAAACCATTACTGAGCGACGCCAAAATCATGCTCATGCGGTCTTTGTCTTTGTGCCAGGGAACAGATGCCCACGTTTCAGCCTTCTCTCGTTGAGGCACACTGATCTGGTTAGGCAAAATGGGCTCAAGCAATTCAGAGCCTTGCGCCCGTGGTGGCCCAGGCAGTTGATCTGGCCCCACATCCAAGTCACCCGCCAAGCTCTTTGGCGGTCCCACGTCATACGGGACGTTACCCTGGGGTTTTGGCACCCCTGGCAACATCGGCGTTACCGGATTAGACACTGCCGTGGCCGGAGCGGGTCCAGGCGTCTGAGCACCTTGATTAGTCAGCATATACGGCGGCGTTGCCCCTGGGGGCGTCTTGCCCTGGTTGGGGTCCATTAATTGCTGAATTATTTCCATCAGGCCCATTTTTTTATGCCCTCATCATTACTGTTTTGGCCACTTCAGGAAGCTTGGCGTAATCAACCATCAGCCAGCCGTCAGCGTTTTCAATGACCGCGTCGGGACGTGTCTCACGAACCTCTTGAGCCAAGACGCCAAACGGCCTTTGATCGCCTGCAACCTTTTTGCCCGTCTCGTTCCATTCCCATGTATAAAGATTGATCTTGTTGATCGTGGCCACTTTCTTCACGTTCTCTTTCAATCTAACGTCAGATGCTAGGATTGTTCCTGCTGTACCCGCGCCCAGAGACAGGTAATCCATCTTCCCAGGGTTATAAGACTGCGTACCGCCACCAGAGAGAGCCGACAGCGGCCCTAGCATGTTCTGGAACTGTGACTGTGGAGCGCCCTGCTGATTCATAACCATTTGGATCTGTTGGTTGATTAGATTCTGATTAAGATCATCAATCTCGCTACCAACCTGACCCATTTGATTCAGTGCATTCTGGCCCATGTTCCAGCGGTCTTGACCCATGCCGTAAAGCCCTTGAGCCGCCGCCATCTGATTGTTAAACGCCTGATTCATTTGGTTAGCGTTAAACTGATCCTGGTGCATATTTTGACCGGCATTAAACTGATCCTGACGCATATTTTGACCGGCATTAAACTGGTTATTCGCCTGGGCCAATTGAGCATTAAATGCCCCAGCCGCGTTAGAGGCACTTTGATTTGCCAGAGCCGTTTGCATGGCGTTTTGGTTTGCTGTCTGGCCAACAAACTGATCTCGCGCATTCTGAGCCGCTTGATTGGAAAGACCCGCCTGTTGGGCCATAGCGGCATTTGAGCTGAGAGCTTGGTTCTGTGCGCTTACATCACCCATTGCCGCGCTCTGGGCGTTCTGGAAGCCTTGATTACGCAATTGCGCGCTAGACCGTGCAACGTTCTGCATATAATCGTTGTTGTTCTGAGCTTCCATAATCCCATGACGATCGCCACCAAAAGCACCGCCGCGACTTGCCGCAACACCCGTATTGTTCAAGGCGTTCTGGCGGGCCATATCCAGATCGCCCATCGTGGAATCGATGACGTTCTGCGTGTAAGGGTTCATATACTGGTTAATGTCTTGATCAGACAATTGCGCCGCCTGATAAGACTGCCCCTGCATTGTTGCAGGATCGTAGCTGTATAAATCCTGGCCTGGTGCCTGTGCCATTGCGGCGGTGTAACCGCCTCCCCCGCCAGCGGTGTAATTCCCGCCAGCGGCGTAATTTCCGCCAAGCTGGGGCGCCTGATAATTTGTGGCGTTGGTCATCCAATCCATCGCATTGTTTTGCGCGTTAAGACCTGTCTCAAACGCATTTGGCCCCATAGGGTTAGTCGCTGGATTAGCCGCTGGATTGGCCGCTGGATTAGCCGCTGGATTGGCCGCTGGCGGTGGCGGTGGGGGTGCTCCGGAGCCTATTGCCGTGTTTGTAGAGGGATTATTTGCCCAATCGCTTAGGCTTGGGCCTGTGCCTGCTCCGCCCTTCCCCGGGGTGCCGCCGCCCATGACGCCAAGAGGCGATGGCCGCGTTTGCTGACCACCTTCTGGGGCTGTGTTATAAACTTGGGGTGCGCTGGTGCCGCCACCCTTGCCAGGACTCCCCATGCCCTGGGGCTGGTTGTAACCTCCGCCACTCATACGCGGAACCCTCCGTTTTGCATCATTTGCAGAATCTGCTCATAACTCATGCCAGCCGCACCGCCAGGACCGCCAGCCGCACCGCCAGGACCGCCAGGGCCAGTTCCTGCTCCAGCCTTGGGGACATTCGGGAACATGTTGGGCTCGCCTCTATGGACGTTGGCAGGATCTAAAAGGCCAGGGACCAGAGCGTTAAGTGCCGCCACTCTTTCTGGATATTCTCGGTGTTGCCTTTGGAGTTCTTGTGTATAACCCCAATGAGCGTCGTAGCCTTTCTGGCCTCCCATCTCGCGCAGTCTGTTCCCCCCAGGTAAATCATCTGTCGGCTTGCCGGACGCCATACCAAGGCCAAGCGTATTGGCCATGTCATTGGTTTGATTCCAAGATGACTGAGTTGCCTCACTAGGCGCCGCCTGGGTTATACCCATGTACGTCATTGGCGCCGTCTTCGCCATTTGCTCGCCACGATCAAACGTGGAGAGAATGCGTTGCTTAAACTCTGGAGGTATTTCGGTTGTTGTCTCGCCGCCCTTTCCGCCGCTCATGCGTCAAACTCCTTTGTAACGTATCGTAACCCTTTATCGCCAAAACCCAGGTCAGATAACGCTTTTATCCATCCTGGCCGGCCCGTTAATGAAAGACCCGCACAGCCCACCTCTTTGGCGAATCTTACTATGTCATCATGCAGATGTTTAATTTCTGACAAGTCACCGCCCGCTAGAAATATGTGCAACATGCGCCTGTTTGGGAAGTTGTGAAATTCAGTAACAATCGCTGAATTTTCAGTTGGCCAAAGTAACAACTCACCATTAATCACCCCTTGCACAATATGGACATAATCATGGGTGTTTCCACCGTAGGCCAGCGCCGGCTCCAAGAACGGGCGCACCCTTAAAACCTCTTTGTGGAGATCAATCGCTTCCACTGTTCAGCCTTATCTTCGCAAGCTCTTCCAGGTTTTTGATTTTTTCATCAATCATTTGAAAACGTCTGCGTAAGTAATTGTCCAAATCTTCCGCCCAGAGCTTGGTGTCGCCAGAATAAGGCGGAGGAGACTCAGGGGTATTTTTTAAAAAATCTTTTCTGTCGCTACTCATCTCCTGCCGCCCCCAGTAATCAACAAGCGCATGTCCCCAATACGGACATCTTTCGATTCGCCATTTTCAAAATCATCAAATGGGTCGCTCGCTTGCAGGCTCCAAAGCCGATCTTCAGAGTTCCAGGTGCTTTCTATATCATCCCAAAGCGTCTCATCCCTGACCCCTGAGTCGCCCCACAAATTAAGCGTTGAGTCCCATTCAGTTATCGTGTTGTCCCATGTCATTGCATTTTTTATAGGCTCTCTGTAAACCTCTAGTCTCATTCTGACCTGACGGCCAGTAAACCTAACGTCGGTTTTGGGCTGTACTATATACGGGCCATGAGTCTGCTCATCGCCTTGTGGGGAAAACCTTGTTTTAAAGTGGGCCGTTAGCCTGTCTGCGGGAAAACTGTCTGAGAGGAGCTGTGTGGCCTTTATAACGCCATCGCCAACATCAATAGAAATAGGGCCGGTTTCAGCCCAGGGGCGTTGACCGCCATATCCCGCGTTCTCTATCTCATGCCGAAAAACGTTGTTATTAGAGTCCAGCCAAATAGGCTCATTGAACACGCCAGAGTCAACGCCCACATGCCGGTCAATCTCGCCAATAGACCAAGTGCCCTGACTGTAGTCATAAGCTACATATCTAGAGTTAACCTTGCGAATAACCGTACTACCATCAACCGTCTCGTTAACCCCATCTTTTCCGCGACCCGTATAAAACCATACGATTTCGTTAAACTTTGCATTGGCAACCGCATAGACGTGATGCCAGAAATCGGTATCTAAAAACCGAAAAACGCGGTCTGAAACTTCGCAAGGCAATTCACTAACACTGCTACCGTCATAAACATAAAAGCCGTCTCGGCCCATCCAAAACGCGCCTGCGCCAGTTGCCGCCACAGCCCTGTCAGACACAACGCCACAGTTTTTGCCAACTTGCTGAAAGCCATACACCAATGGCGGACCCGAATATGTCGCAACGTGGGCATCTGTGGTCGTTAATATAAGCGTTCGACCTCGTACTCTAATCCCACAGCGAATAGCGCCGTCAGTCTGAAGCTCAAAGCCGCCGGCCTCGTTTAAGTTGGTAGCGGCCCAGGTTGCAGGGTCTTCACGATCACACCATGCCACTCTACGGACGTTAATCTTTCCAGCCTGCTCTGCGGCCAGGGCAAATACAAAACGCTCCTCCGTAGTCACAAGTGACAAACAGCGCGGAGAGTTTTCAAGCTCGGCAAAAGAGTCCTCACTGGGTTTCCACAGCCAGATGTTTCTGTCAGTTGTAGAAACACCTAAAAGCCATTCGCCATAATTATCCAGAGTCCATGATGTGGCTGGAATCTTTACCGCACCCTCCAATTGTCGCGGTGTTCCATAAGTCTCAAAACCGTACTTACCGCCGCCGTAGCCCTTGCTCAAAAAAGACGTTTCACTGCCCTGCAAGGTCAAGCCTTCTGTTAGCTCTCTCACATCCCCTTCACCATCCATCACGTAAAGGCGCAAAGGCGTTGCAACAGCCAAATAATAACCAGACCCACTTGCCCCAGCATCCTGATTTAAAAACCAGGAATGAGCATCTCTGGCAACCATGTCATCTGGGATGGTTACCCGCGAATATGAAGCATCTAAATATGGAACCCAGCCGCCGATAGGCAACATGGCGCCCTGATCCCATCGCATTAGAGAACCGTCATGCCAGCGGTCAGAGCACTGGTATGCCGTGCCTTGCCACTTAATGCCCGCAGGAATAGATAGCTTGAGATATCTCATTGACTTACATCTGCATTGTTGGGATAGCTGTATTTAATACCCCAGATGATTCTCACGGCACCGTCTCCAGGTCGAGCATAGTCAGGGGCGCTCCCAGGTGATTGGTTATACAAACAGGCGCCGCCCCCACCAAAAGACTCCAGTGTTCCACCAGAGCCGGCATTGCCACGTAATGGGGGGATTGTGTCAGACGCGGGCCAATTCACTGCTTGCCCAGACGCGCCTTGACCCTTTAATCCAACCCCTCCGCCGCCAGCGCCTTGCTTAAATCCAGCCACTAGCCCCTGCAAGGTTCTCCAATACGCAAACCCTCCAGCCGCCGACCCGCCAGTGCCTTCATTGTTGGTTCCAGACCCGTCTAGCGTTACAGCGCCAGCGCCGCCAACGCCAAGATAGCCGCCAGCACCGCCGCCAGAGCCGCCCCATATTTCACCGTTTCCGGCATATCCGACATTAGAGCCCACACCGCCGGAGTAGCCATCTCCCTGCTGGCCGTGAAGATCAAAACCACCAGCAAAAATGCGCTCGCCACCGTTAGCCGTGATTAGTTTTGAAGTAAAACCAGATGTGTCTCCATCATATTTGCCAACAATGCTGTCACCCTGCTCACTGCTATTATCAATCTGCGGACGCCCAACCTGAATAAGCAAAACCTCACCAGGCGTTACTTCAATATCATTTGCCCAGGCCAAGCCACCGCCGCCACCGCCCTCATATTGACCGCTTACCGCATAATCATTAAAGCCACCCGCACCAATGCAACAAACATGAATGCGAGTAACAGTTAAAGGCACAGCCCACGGATACTGGCCAGGCGTGCGAAACTCTTTTTCGCCAATGTAAACATCTCCGCCTTCGGAGATAGTTAAAAGCTTTGATCGAATCAAGACGCAACCCCAGAATAAGCGCCAAACAGCTCAGGCCCGTTACCGGCATCAGCAGTCCAAAATTGAATAACGTTAATTCCAAAATTTAAATCAGGCTCTCCGCCGCCAATCCATTTAACGGCATTGCTGTAACCGTTATGCTTCCAGACAACCGTACTGGCGTTGCTGGTGGTTTTGTTAATCATCAGCGTCAAGCCCATCCCAACGCTAGGCATGGCAAGGTTGTACGTATAACTAGACGTAGTGGTAATACCGACTGAGTGGATGGTCCCCTGGTCAGGAGAAAGCGTGGCAGTCGTTCCGGTCTGCAATGTCGCCTGTCCTTCAGTAACAGCGCCCTCAATCTCAAGCTTCCGCGCCACTACATCAACATTGGTAATTGTCCCGTCCGGAATATCCATACCCTGCAATGCTTTTACTTTGCCAGAGATCTCTGTGTCGGGATGAATGCTTAAATCATTAACTCCGCCCAGGTCGCCAGATATTGACCCGCCGTTAATTTCACCAGAGTCAATTTTGATTCCATTGATTGCCCTATCTCCGCCAAGCAAACCATCAATTTCATCTAAATCGTCATTGAGATTTCCGCCCCACTCATTTTCGGAGCCGCCGACGGTGGGCTTAACGAGCCCGTAATTCTTTGTGGTTGCCATAATTAACCTCTTAGCTACATTCGGGAGGAACAGGGCTAAACTGCGGCTCAGAACAGTTAATAGTTACAGTTCCTCCATCGCCGCCGCCCTCAACATCAGGCGTGCCATCACCATCTAGATCAATGCTGTATGAAGCCCCTGCGCTTCTTAACTGAGAAATTAACTCAGCAAGAGACATATTATTGCCATCGTAATTTAAGGTCGTGGCGAGAGACACGGAAGATGTTTGCGTAGTCGTTGTATCAGTTGTAGATGTAGTGTTGTTACTGTCTGCCGTAGTGACGCCCTGATCAATAGCGCCCGAATCCGTAACTGAGTAGTAATCACCACCCACCTTAGTTCCAACAGAATTAGCCGCCGCCTGCCCCAATCCGCTAACCGCCTGAACAATCGCAACATCCGATTGCGCATCATTTATCTGCACCTTAGCCGCGTTGTCGCTGGCATTTTTCTGCACCCCCGCACCGATTGCCGCAACGCCAAGACCGCTAACAAGGTTGCCAACAGTAGGGGCCAGTGCTTTAACGTACTCAAGCCCAACATTCTGCTCCCTCTGAAGCGTAACGGTAGGAGCGTTTTGAGAGTCTGCGTCAGCGCCTCTCACACCTATCACAGCCAAGGCCACAGCAACCGATGGGGCATGCTGTGGATTAGCCTCAGCGACTCTAGCAAGCGCATCAACAAGGGCGGTATTGGTCTTAGCCTCTGCTTGTTTTTCCTGCAGTCTCGCCTCACGCTGAACCGCCACAATTCTGATTTGATCTGCGGCATGCTGAGCGGATCGCTCGTTACCCTTAGTAGTCGAGCACCCTGACAATAGAATCGGGGCACCAACCGCAACAACAGCCAGCCTCCTTACCAAGTCGAGTTTCATTGTTTAGTCTCAATAACGGTTAAGCAAAAGCCGGTAGGCCAAGACACAGGCTCCACACCATCTGGCAAACCATGCTGATAAAAGCCAACAACAACAAAATCCGGCTCCAGATCCATAACTGTTGGAGTGACAAAGGCAGTAGCGGCGGCTCTGTTAGCAAAGGCTGTTACTTGCACATTGGCCACTGCGTTTATATCTCCATTTGCTTCACTGGAAATATCTCCAGTTATACTGGGAAGTTTTTCCAAAAAATTAATCTTTGCATACTTCCAAGGAGATTGATGCTGATCCTGAAGTTTCCACTCAACATCTTTAACGCCAACAGACGTAACAATTTCTGCCCCGTTATAAGTAACCGATGCAAACACCCCGCCCCTATTCAGCTCTTCGGGAGTTGCCGTTACGGGCGCGTCTATATTAGGAAAACTCTTCGTGATCGCTTCCTTAATAAGCCTGATGTGGTCGTCGCCCTCTGAAACACTATCGTTACCCTCGGGGAACTTCGGATTTAACTGCTTGATGTACTGCGCCTGTTCTACTGTCATGGTTTTACCTTTTGATTACGTAAAATTGGTTAATTAGACGTTGCCACTCGCCGCCTGAAATAAGTCATCAAGCTGTTCGTCAGTAATACCAGCCGCCTCTGCAACCTCAATCACCCACTCATCAAGCCGGTTGATGGTTGTGGCATAGCCCCAGTGAATGGCGTATGGCGTGACATCTACACCCTCGTATTCGGCCTTGGCATCTAAGGTGGCCACAGCCGCGCTCATAACGCCGTATACGCCTATTTGATCTAGCTGTAGTCTGAGGCTCTCGTTAGTCGCAGAGAGGCTCTGACGCTTGCTCTGAAGCATCTGGGCCTCGTACTCAGCTATCTGCTCATCTACCGTGGCATCCTCTGTGGCGGCGAACATGGGCTGTACCTTCCATGCCTCTACCCAGTTGCCTTCTGACTGTACTGCGCCGTCAGCTACAGCCACCTCGTACTCACCGACCTCTGGCTTCTCGCTGGCTAGCACAGAGTCAACCCCCAGACCATCTAAAGTTGCGGCCTTCCACACCTTTGGAAAACTGGTGTTGGTGTTCTCTGCTTTTAGCTGGCTCTTAGTCACTAAGGAGCCGTCCGCTCTGTTCCTGTATTTCATTGTTTGCTCCTTATGCTATTGCGTAGTAAATGTATTCAGCGCCGTCAACCGAAAGATCGGCTCCCCCTGATTGAGAAACTCCAAATCCAGAAGCGTACTGATATATCGAATTTCCCTGATTAGACGCGGGGATGGTGTCGTTTAGCTTTGACAGCATTGAGGGGTTGCTAGGATCTATTGTGAACCACCAATCACCAGCCGCATCAGTGCGCTTGATAAGCACGAAACTAGCGCCGTTGGTGAATCCGCAGTCAATGTCTTGATCACCGCGTCTACCCGTATAGCTCCCCAACTTTGATATGCCGGGGACGCTAGCGAAGAGGTAGGCGATGTTTTCCGTGTGCGATGGGAGAATCTCAAATGATTCGTTAGTCGCTTTTCTCATATAATTATTTACTTGTGGCAGAGCGCCATCAGTATTCAAGAACATCTGACCGGAACCTGTAGACGGAACCCAAACCCACCAGTTATCAGAGACACTTCTTGATTTGCTTATAATCATCTCAGGCTCAACTGCTAGGCTGTGGTTTACTGTCGTCCAGCCTCCATTACCCTCATACGTCACCACATCGAAGAAGCCGGGGGCGCGTCTCCACATCCATTGAAACTCTTTGCTATTGGCTACGCCGTTACCCTGCCTGTTTCCGTCCATGTAATCCCAGAGGTTTGCACTGATCGGGCCTTCGCTCGTAGTCTGGTCAGTAAAAAGTCGGCTAGTTCCTGTTAGGCGAGACTGTGCCTGAGTGCTTCCTGCCTCATTCACAGTATTGTGTAAGGAGAAATCAGTAGGGAACCCAGCTATCCAGCCGGGGTCTGGCTCTTGCCTAAGCGAGTTGACAGCAAACAACTCCTCTGGCTCAAACTTCTCCGCTGGCTTGTTCGGGCGGCGTATCGCCATGTAGATGTAATCTTGATTCAAACTGTTTGTGTCCCCAGTGTTATTCTTGGGAATAAAACCTGTTGAGGTAAACTCTAAGAAGTCGACACTAGGGGGGGTAGCATAAGTAAGGTTTGCGTATAGATCATCATCAAGACCGTCAGCAACAACACCGCGCATATTGTCGAGCATGATCCAATTAGATGTGTTGGAACTGCTTTTTATCATCACCCACTGAGGCTCAAACCCTAAGTCAATAGTGGGGCCAACCGCATTGCCGTTGCCCGTGTAACTCCCACACTTAATAATCGACTCATCGCTGTCATCGTGGGCGAATAGGTAGGCTACGTATTCATATGGGTCCGTGCATGTAGCACCCTGCCCGCCCTTTAGGGTGAATGTCTTGTCTGTCGGGGGGGAAACCATTGCAGATGATCCTGCCTCTTTACTGTCGCTGTTTAGTGTCAGAGACTTGGTATGTCCAAGACTCTTATGGTAGACATACCAATCCCTATTAGATTCAGATACGTTTTTGATGATTATAATCCCCGGCTCAACGCCAAGGTTGTGCGAGAGAGTCAGATCGTTGCTATCACCCGTGTACGTTACAGCGTCGAAGAACTTTTTAGCCTTGCGGAACGTCCACGAGACATAGTCACCGCCGGATGCATTAATCCTAGAGGCATTAGTGGTATCAAATCCTGTAGCTGTCGCAGTCAATATGCCTGCACCGGGGGTGCCGAAAATGAAGGCGGCTTTGGAATTGTTGCTCTCCATGATCTTGCTATAACCACTCGTATCGTCCGTGAGTTGATGATCTTTTATGGTTGGAGCGTTTGTTCTTGCCTTAATCCAAACAAGCCCACCGTGTTCTGCTAAGTCCACTCCATTGTTTATTGACTGCACTGTATTAGTACCCGTGTACAGGTACGTAGAGAACACATCGTCAACGTATGTGCCACCAGAGCCGCCGCCACCAGAGTTATCGCCACCGTTGTCAGGCTCAGAAGCGGCTACGGTTATTCCGCTAAATCTGCGAGTAGGCATACTTAAATATCCTTCCCCGATACCAATCCAACGTAGCTAACGCCAGCATCACTGGTAGTGAAAATAAAGGCGTCAGTCTTATCTGCTGTAGCTGTAAGCTCAGGCGCACTGCCTCCCGGCCACTTAACCGATGCAGGCCACGTGACCGTGTATCCACTGCCGCTGGCGTCCTGAGTAACTGCCAGACTAAAACCAGAAGCTCCAGTAGCAGGAGCATCAGCAAAACTGATAGTGGTATTGCCAGATAGCACCAGAGAGAAGCTACCCCCAGCATTCATAGATACAGAGGGAGTTGTGCCAGTAAGTACCGTATGCCCCTCTGCCAAGCCACTGCCCTCAATAGATAGGAAGTCCCCAACAGGAACTTCTGAGATCTTCTCTGAGGTAGCGTCAACGTATGTAGGGATTCTGTTAGCCATCTAAATATCTCCTATGCGGCCAGCGGTAGCTCAAGCTCACCGCCGCGTGTCATTACGGCTAACTTTGCGCCGTCTTGTGTTAATGGAAGCTGTGCGGCACCAGAGCGCAAAGAAACAGGCAGGGTATAGGTAACACCACTCCCCGCTACCACTTCCGTCCATGCCGCATCCTGGCGACCATAAATAAGTCCATTTACGGGAGCCTCTTCTATGCCGCCCCCGCCGCCAGAGCCAGATCCCCCGGTCCACATCCAGCGGCCAGTATTTGGGTCAAGCTCCCATCCGATCAGTTCGGGATCATCTATTACCCTTGTGCTCATTTTGGAAACTCCAGCCATTTATCAACGTCCCAGATAAATACAATGCCAGTGTTGGCATCCATCCACTGCATACCGTTTACCTTGTCAGCGGGCTCTGTTTCTGAAATAGCCATCCCGCCAACGCTCTTCCCGCCAGTTACAGGAAACTGCAACCACTTTGACTCATCCCAGACCCAAACCTCTCCACTGGTGGCATCCATCCACAGTGTGCCGGTAATGGGGTCGGTAGGCTCTGTGGGGGAGAGAATCATCCCCGCACTAGAACCAGAGCCATCGCCACCTAAAGCGACAACAGAGCCATCAGTCTCACGGAGCGTATAGCCCGTGCCCGTCTCTGTATCTATCAGGATCTCGCCAGCAGATGAAAAGTCATCGGCTGACGGGATTCCCTTGCCCCTACGATGCAGTATGCGCGTTGCCATTTTTAGCCTCTCTACGCGTACTGCCCGCAGTCAATCGTCCCATTAACGTCGATCTTGGCGTCTAACGCCCCTGCAAGGGCCTTGTTGTCGTAGGGGCTTCCGCCAATCATGCCGAATGTGACTTCTTGCTGGCCAAGCTCAAAAAGCAACCAGCCGTGGATGCCGTCAGAGACAAGCCAATCGCCAACGTGGGCAGTAGTCCCGTCCTCTTCTCTATTGGGCGACCTTGTGCCGGTGCCGTTTAACGGCCCCTCTACGGTGACAATGACGTATATGCCCTTGGTCTGCTCTGAGGGCGCAGGAAGGGCTTCTCCGATCTTTAATCCGGCGGTGAATCCTTCGTTGGTGCAACTGACTACCTTGTTCTGGAATGCGTCGTACTCACCACCAAGCACCAGCCCGGTCACGCTGTTGTTGATCAGACCCTCTAGTCGCGTTATCTCCGAAGCGTTATCGCCAATTAAGCCTTCGTTTACTCCAACACGACCAGACAGCGCCTCTATGGCAAGCACGTTGCTTTGTATGTCACTTGCGTTGGTCGCAATAGCGCCCGCGTTGGTTGAGATGTCTGCCGTGTTAGTGGCGACCTTGCTCTCCAGGTCATTGACTTGCTTGACCAAACCGGACGCCGCATCGCCAACGACACCCTCTAGATCACTAATGGCCTGGGTGTTTTTGCCAACCTGAACCTTGAGGGCCTGAAGGTCTACATAGTCCCCGTTTCCGTCAGGGAGCAAGATGTTAATAATTTCATCTGGAAATGAATCTGGGTCTATTTGCTCCCAGCTAATGTCGCCGCCTGAAAGCTCTACAAAGTCAGAATCCTTTTCTGAGTAAGTCCATATAATCTTTGCGATAGGATCAATGCCGATCTCGCCCTGCTTTAGCTGATTGGCGGACGGCTTGCCAGATCCAATTTTGTGAATGATTGTCGTGTTAGCCATTACTTAAAACTCCCTATGTAGCTTCCGCCGTTGATTTCATTTTCGTTTGCGAGAAGGTCGATCTGCTCTGGCTTCTCATATACTTGGGACCACTTGATTAAATCAATGTGGTCGGTGTCTCCGTCGCTAGACCCGTAGCTCTTCCAGATCCCTGGATTCTCAATCCAGATCCACGATCTGGACCCATATTTGAATATGTACCTGTCATGAGGAGGGTCTGGGAACGTGATGCTTTTTGCGCTCATTACGCCTCCCTGAACGCCATAACCAACTCAACCATTTCACTTAACCTCCAAACAGCTATCAAACTCCATAAAGTAATTGCCGCTAAGTGTCACATCAACGTCAAAGCCGTATTCCTCTAGCTCAAAAAACCACAGCGCATCAACAGGATCGTCGCCGCTTCCCGCCTCGCGCTTTTCAGCGCCTATTACAAACTTAGACATCAGATACTTTCCGTCCTTATCCGTAAGATGTATTTGCCCTTTGCCTCTTAGTTCATGCTTAAACCACTCGACATAATCCCAGCTTTGAATGATGTGGAACGTAAGGAACCTTGCGCTTTTAATCTTAGAGATGGCCTGTTTGTTTTCATCCAACAGATTGAAACAACCCTCAGACAGTCGGCCTTCACTCCACACCTGAAATCCCACCATGAGTTTTGCGCTTATTGGCGGGCTAGATTGGGGAGCCTTGTCAAGCTCTGCCGCAACGTAACGCCTCATCATCTCGCGGTTGATAAGGCCCGCCGCATGAGTAGAGTCTGGGTCGCCGTTGTACTGAATCATTGGCGTGTTGACAGGCTCAAGGACATTAACCTTGAGCGTTGCAGACCCTGCCATCGTGCCACCCGACAGCTTGAGGTATCGATCATCGAGATCAGTCGCAGTATCAACGTACTTTTTGGTGATTAGATGTTTGTCATTGGTTCCCTCGACATTGAGCGTGACGCCCCTGCCGTCTTCAGTCTTGGGGCCAATGTTGTTGACCAGAATGCCACCGTTGAACTTGGTGTTTTCGTCTTCAATGTAAATGCGGTCAGTCGTGGTTCCCAAACGGAGCGCAGAATTTGATTCAGAGAAAACGCCAAGGGTCTTAATTCGGCTAGTGCCTCGACTGTCACCGCTGTGGCCCTTAACATGAAGCGGCCCTTCCATGTTGTCGCCGCCGGCCTTCTTCAAGTAGCGCCGGTCTAAATCCTCCAGTTGCAAGTCTTGTTCATTGACCTGAAAAAAGCGTATCTCGCAGGCCTCACCAATAGAAAATTCGCCGCCCCTGTCTTTTAGCTTTACCTCAAAAAACGTGAAGCCGGTGCCGTCAGGCTCATCGTCAATAACGAACAGTGCGTAATTGTCTGGATTATCTAGATCCACAACCTCAACATAGTCCCCTATTGAGATATCACCCCAGCCGTGACTAACGCCGTCCATGTCAACCTGATTGATAGCAAGGTAGTTTGTGCTTTGAGAAATATCACTCTCTAAAGCCCACTGCCCCGGCCTAGATGGCCTGTTGTCAATAACAAGCCCAACATAACTCCACTTGCCGTGTTCTCGCTGTACCAGTAGCGCCTCAAGAGCGAGCGCGATCTGGTCTATCTCGCCTTGTAAGGTTCGGTCGCCAGTGTCTACGTACTCCGTCGTGGGCAGATCATCAATCTGCGCCTGTAATCCTTCATCGACCTTGGTAAGCTTTCTTTCGAGACTTTCATTGTCACCCTCAGACCAAGCGTAACAACGCAGGATCTGATCCTCCAGCTTCAGGTGGGCGACAGTGTTTAGATTGGACTCTTGGTCTATCTTGGCGTCTAGGACTTCATCGCGCATTTGGCTAGTGCGATCAACTTCATTAATCAGTGCCAGTGTTGCGTCATCAGCCTCACCACCACCGCCCGCAAGCCACTTCTCACCATCAAAAGTGTACTCAACGCCTGTCTCTTCGTTGACGAAAGTGTCACCGTCTGTCCACGGCTTCTCAGGCAGGCTCATGCGAAAAATACACCATGAAAGTAGCAGGGCGTCCCAGTTTCATAGCTGACGTTGTAGTCATCCCCCAGCTTCAGAAGCTCGACCTTGAGAATGACGTTGCGGCCCTCATTCTTCACCATGTCATAAACACTAAAATAACCAGCAAGCTCCGCGCCGTTCATTACCTTGATCACACCAGACTTGGCACATCTATCCCATTCAAACTCATTTTCTGGCAAAGCAATGCCGTCTATCGTGCCAAGGTTTGTGACCGTGGCCGCGCCTTGTAAGAACATGACATCGCCTTTGTTGAGTTGCTTTGATTCCACGCCACTCACATTAAACCGATTGCCGTTATGCTTGTCAGTTGGGCCGTTAGAGTTTGGGATGTCAATGCCGGCAACCCGCTCATCAACATAGGTTTTATTGGCGGCGTCAGTATCAAGCTCTGGAGCTTTAACCCCAGCAATCTTGTTACCGCCCATGTACAGGTTGCCGGTCATCTTGCTCTTAGTGCCGCCCGAAAGATCAAGCTTTAAGTCGGCAATCCCATCAACATAATTTTTTGTGGCGGCATGGTGTGTGTCAGTTGGTTCGCTTAGGTTATAAACGTGAAGCTCACCGCCAGTGGCGCTGAACAGTGTGCGATTGTTTCCGTCTGCGTTCTGTTGCCTGACACTCCAATCGTCATATACATTGGTGTAAGAAGATCTGCCTATGAAATTGCCATCCACATAGGTTTTGTTAGCCGCATCACTTCCACTGCTGGGCGTCTTTAAGCCAGCAATGTAGTGATCCTGCATGTTCAAAATGCCGGACAGACTGCCGCCTTCCTTGCTTAACTTCCCGTCCGCATAGCTCTTAGTGGCGGCATGGTCGCTGTCAGTGGGCTCTGCAAGGTGGTAGATCTTGATCTTGCCCGACTCAGCGCCAGAAACGATGGTCTTGCCGTCACTCTTTATGCGCCACGATGTATTAACAGTATTGCTACCAGATTTCTTTAGCGCACTACTCTCGATAGTCGCCTGCTTTGCTTCGCCTGCCTCTACCCTTGACAGTATCTGCGCCTGTAACGCCTCTCCAGCCTCTACCCGTGCGCCTAGCGGCGAACAGGGAAACCAGCCGTCCTGATAGCTGACAAACAGCTCAAGTCGCCCCTCGTCATACCAAAGCTCACCGTCTTTCGATATTTCTGGCGCGTCGATGGATGAAGTTAGTGGGAGCGCCGCAATAAGATCGCGTAGCTCGGCATCGTCGTAGCCACTATTGTTAATTGCGTCAATGGCTTCGTCTTGGCGTTCTATTTCGCCAGCCAGAAATCTATTGACCTTTAGCTGGTCGGTGAGGTCTTCATATTCCTTCGTTGACTTGAACCGACCCTTGCTGTCGCGGAAAGTTACGTCTGGGTTCGTTTCGATATCGCTAGTCTTGATGCGGCCCCACTTGCCCGTGTTGCCAGTGGATATGAACCTAGCGAGCGCCTTATCAAAGTCATCAACATCTTCAACGCGGTCAAAGACAAGGTTTTCTGGCAACTCAATATCTGGGTTTTCATCTCCGCCGCCGACAATTACTTTAGGCCCGCCGTCGCCGGTCATGCTTACCCAAAATCGGCCATCCCATATGTAAAGCTCGCCCGTGGTTCCGTAATCGGTCCACATATCGCCGACTTCCGCGTTCTCTGGGGGGCGATCCTCAATCTGCACATTGGCGCCATCGGCACCAACCACTGGGAATTGCAACCACTTGTCCTCATCCCATATCCACACTTCAGCAGTTGTGGAGTCAAGCCACTGCATTCCCGTTTCAACGTCTGTGGGCTCGGTGGCCGATATGACCATGCCCGCCCCCTTGCGCGCCCACAGATACTGCAAAGCGGCCTGTACGTTCTGAGCCTCAAGAGGCTGTAAGGCGGGGTCTAAGCCAACCTGCGGCGCCTTTACATCATGGGGGTTTGTCTTATCGTTAACGTGGACATCTAAAAGGCTCTCAACGCCATCAGTTACGTTGGTGCGGTCAATAACCGTGTTGAGCTTATCCCTAACAGATAAGCCCTCCTCGTTATTCTGAATATGACTGATAGGCATCTTAGCCATTACGCGGCCACCGGCTCATAATCTCTGACGCCGTCATTCCAAAGGCTAAGATCACGCCAGAAACAAGCATCAGCCCAGCGGCCAGTGCCCAAAATCCAACAAAGCCAATTATCAAAATCATCACAGCCGGTATCGTTAGAGATTCCTTGCCAATCCCCACAATTGCCGCCATCACTGACCGCGCCCCAACCGGAATCAGGGCCGGCCTCAATAGATGACCACTGGCCCTCCGGCGCATCGATTGGCTTCCACTCACTCACGCTATGCCATGCCGCTGTAGTCTAAGGGCGGCGCCGGAATGCTCTGCCTTATCGCTTGCGCCGTTCAGTGCTTGCACTGCCTCGCCATAAGCCTGAGTCCAGAGGGGTATTCTTGTGTCATCATGCAGATAACCTTCTGCCGCAATCAGCGCACCGTAAAGGTAAACATCCGGAGATTGCTCCAAAAGCCAATTGGTGGGGTTATCTACCGAACACCTAGTCACTTCCGCTATGTACTCAACAACCACCCTGGCGCCCTTCACAGGATCAGGTGGCGGCATAAACTGAAACTTATCCTCAACGTGACGGTAAAACGCCACAGGTCCCAACAGCTCAAACCGTTCGATGTTGAACTTGTCAGCTAAGCGGAGAATCTTATCGTCAACAATCACCCTCAACGTTTCGATGTGATCGCAAGGCATACGCATATATTCGCTGTACACCATAGCCTCAGCTCTCACCTGTTGGCGGCGATCTCTCAGGTCACGTTTAATTCGCGCCTCTGCAAGCTCAATGAATACAGGGATCTGTTCGGTTAAATCAGAGCGATCTAGAAACTTAGCAACGTTTTCCTGTAATTCTTCGTAATCCATTAGGCAACCCATTTGTCAGAATGACGGCGTACGTCTGTACTGCCCCAGCTTGTGGTGTCGCGATAGCCTGTAATTAAATAGCGGGTGGCGTCAGCCGCATGTGAGCTGAAGTCATGAGCCGGCTTGCTCTTAAACGTCCTGGCCTTTTCGTCATACTCATTGTGGTAATGGCGCAGATACCGCACCAGCTCTTTGGTCTTACTCATGTCAAAGTAACACCGCGATAGAGCAAGTCTTACCGCCGCAATGCCATCGTCCACTCGTAGCTGTGGGGTGACAGTCACATCTCGTAACCCTAGCCCGTCGAGTATTTCAATCCGTGACTTCCCACTGCCCAATTCTCTGACTCTTGCATCGTGGGGTAAGACTGCTGTTCCGTAAATATAGCCATGCTCATGGGCTTTATCTCTTAACACTTGAACGTAATGATCTAACGCTTTGCCGTTGCTCTCATAGAAGTCAATGATCCTGATCTCGCTACCAACGTGCTGAGCAAACACAATTGAAGTGCTGTCGTTAATCCCTAAGTCCCATGCGGTAATTACAGGGACGGATCGCTCCAGGTGAATGCGATCCAACAAGCGGCCCTCTTTTTCCGCCGCTAGGAATTCAAGCCTGTAATAAGATCCTTCCATAAAGGGCAGACAGGCGCCTTCCCAAACGTGAGCAAAGACCTCTGGCTTTAGGCGCCGCTTATCCAGCTCCATCTCATCCTTCAGCACCTGGGGAAAATAGGGATTGTCGTTATGGTTAACGCGGCGAACGATTGCGTTCTCTGGCGGATCGTCAACGAATCTTTTGTACGTTGGACTCTCTTCGTCTTTCGGGTTGAAACTTATCCATATCTCTGAGTCCTCTTCGCGTACTGTTGGCAACAGCGTTCGATAGGCTTCCTCTGTGATCTCTTCGGCTTCGTCCAACCAGGTAAGCAATATGCGGGATTTTGACTTTATTGAACTGACGTTTAACCGCAAGCCAGCAAAGGAGAAATCTACGCTTCCACACTTGGTGCGGATGTAACGAGCGCCGCATGTGTAAAACTCGCTTAGAACCGGATCGGACTCTATAGCGCCCTTGATCTCTGTGAATGAGCTTTCTTCCAGGCTGTTCAGGTGTTCGCGGCCACACAGTATCTGTCCCTTTCTTCCTTCCTTGGCGAATATGTAGCCTTTCCAGGCGACCATCATGGCAAATGTTCTGGTCTTACCTGATCCCCTGCCGCCGTGAGCCACCCGATACCGATAGTCGCCCTGGAACAATTCCAGCATCTTCTGCGGCATCTTCACCACGGCTTCACTCATCGTCAGGAAGCTCAGCGACTAAACGGATCGTATTAGGGTGATCAACAGTGACATCGGCCAGCATATCTATCTCTGTGGCCTTCAATTCAGGTAGGTATTTGCCTAAAAGCTTTTGCCTGTTATCCATGCTCACTTTGAGCTTGGCTAGGTCTTTATCGAACGAGTCAGAGTGTGGATCTAAGGATTCCACTTTCTCAATCAAATCAAAAAGATGTTGCAGTGACCCCCTCTCCTGGAGGTACTCCCGCAAAGACTCCTGGCGGACCCGTCGATTTGCTTGCGCTCTGCTAACACCGCTTTCCATAACAGCCCGTCAGGATATAGAAACCCCAATTGTTCACTGGACTGTATCACAAAGGTTTTCCTCCCGTCACCCCCTAACTGGCTTCTGCCTCAAACGCTAGACCCTCTCGCCATAAAGTCTCTATCCGCTCAAGATTTTCGCCTTTCACAACATCGCGCTCGCCATGCCCGTAGTCATGCGAGTAGCACCGTTGATAGAAATCGGCTTTTGTAATCCAGCCCATCAATTTCAGGACGTTATCTTTTTCGGTCTGCTGAAACGCCACTGCCGCCTCACCAGCAAATTTGTTTTTGTCGAATATCAGCGCATTCTGGCGTGACACCTTCACGTCAACACCCAGATCCCCAACCCAGGCATCGACACCGCTATCACCCAGGACATTCAGCGTCGGTTTATCAAGACCAAATAATCTGGCAAACAGAATCTCGCCACGATAGGCCATCACATTGTTTTCAATTCTGTTAGAGCCGTCATCGGCGTCCTCCCACCTGGGTACGGCGCCGCCCATATTGCAAAGCTTTACCGTGTCGCGCCCCAGGCAATACGCTAGGTGCATCTCACTGCGAGTTAATTTAAACCGCATTCCAGCTCCTTTACCCTCTTCCTGAGATCCGTTTTGAGCTCTTCCAGCTCGGCGCGATTCCACTTGATGACCTCACGCTTACTGGCCACCATGTTTCTCACCGTGTCTTCCCCGTACATGTCGATCATGTACACCGCATAATCATCAGCGACCTTGTAACCAAAGCGATTGCACCCCTTGCACTGCGGGTGAATGTTTTCCTCCGCCAGCTTCCAGCGGCTGTACGTGCGCGAGATGAAATGCCCGCCATCCATTTCCTTCCAATGCTGGCGCCTGCCACATGTCACACATCGACATAAACCGTGCTTATCAGCCGCCTTGAGCCGCACAAGCTTTTGCGTAAGGATCGCGCAGTCATCAACCAGCTTGCCAATGGGCTTAACTTTCTTCGCCATCCGGTTCTCCCCAATACATGAGATAAAACGCTTTACAATTTGGGCATGAGTAATTGGTCACAATCAGATGCTCATCAATGTCATGCTCTGGATCGTGATCCCCTCCCCAAATCAATTCTGTGTTGCACTGCCAGCAAAGTGGACGCATCACCATTGACTCACTCATCGCGGACCCTCCAGGCCATCAACCGTGACCCCTGTCAGCTCAGCAATCCTGCCCAGGAGAATCTCCACAGCCTCGCTCAGCTCTTTCCTGGTTAATCGGGTAGTGCTGGCCTTGTCATATTTCGCAATCGCAATAGGCCGCAATAACAGCTCTTTGACGCTGACCTCAGACCAGGGAATGTGAAACTCTGGGTTGAACGGATGCGCCATCTCCTGGCCGGCATCATTCAGAGCCTCTGCCAAACGTCTCAGAACGGCGTGTAAGGCGCTGTTCTGGTCAGTGGTACGTGTCCCCTCCTTTTCCGATAAAAACACGTCACGGCCTTCTGAGAGCCTCCTGAGCACATGTTCGTATAAATACTTAGCTGATTGCTCAGAGTTGATATGCCAACCGACACCGTT